ACGTCACTGGACGGCGGTTGTGCGGCTGGCGCAGGCCGATAAAGTCGGTTGTCCCACGCGCCATCGCCTTTGTGATATTCGTGTGCGAGACATCTAGCGTTCTGGCCGCCTCGCCAATGCTGCTGTAGGTCACGCCGCGGATAGTCACCGGCTTGCTGACCCTGCGTTGATATTCACCCTGCCCGTGTGGCATCTGCTTTCTCCTTGTATCCTGTCCCCAGCCCGATGTTGTCCTGCGTGCCGCGTGCAACCGCTGCGCACACCGTGTGCTTTTTGACGCCAAAGTGTCGGGCTGCATCTGACTGGCTCATAAACGTCACGCCTCGTATCGTGACCGGCTTGCGCTGCTTGCGCTGGAAATCATTCATCGTGTTGCGTTTCATCGTCTTTCTCCCATGGCGGTGCCTTTGCCAGCGTCACCGGAATGTCTTTGCGATAGTGCAGGCTGAAATTCTGCAGGTCGCTTGGCTTAACCTCGCGGCGCTTGTTGCCGGGCCACTGCTTCAGGATAAACGCGCTCTCATTTGGCATCTTTCTTCGCCCTCTCGCTCAGGCGATACCAGCCGTTTTTCATCAGCAGGTCGCCTTCGTCGTCCAGCTTATGCAGCATGTCCTGCACCTCGCGCTGGCCTATGCCAAGATCGCTGGCGGCCATGTCGGCGCAGGCAGATGGCACGATGGCAAAGTATGCCAGCAGGGTTTCGCGCAGATTATCGCCCATCGGCTGTCTCCTCGTAATATTGCTCCAAAGCTATATCGATCAAATATTCCGCCACCGACTTGTATCCCATGGCCGCCGTCTGTTGCACGATCCAGTCAGCCGCATCCTCGGTCACGTTTGCTGCGTCGTCAAAAAGTGCCAGAGATATGTGGCCAATGTTGACGCCATGATGTTTGCGGGCGTTCTGCGCCTTCTGGCGGTGGTTCAAGCGCCGCCGCTTGATCTTGTGGCCTTCCTCGCGCAGCAGGGTCAGCTTGGTGCGTGTGGCAGGCCAGCCGCGCCCTAGCACCTCGGAGATTTTCTTTGTTGAAATGCCGTCCTCGAACATTTCAATCAGCTTCGCCACCTCCTCATCTGTCCATGAATTGCGCCGCTTGCGAGGTTTCTTTGGCCCATACTTTTCGAGCATGCGCATCTTCTTGACCTTGCTGGATATGCTGGCAAGCGATCTGCCAAGGTATTCTGCGATTTCAGTCTGCAGGAAGCCCTGATCAACCATCTGCTGCAGCCGCTGCTCTTCTTTTTCCGTCCAGATCTTACTCACTGTAACCCTCCACAAAGTCATCTGCGGTCAGCGCCCACATAACGCGCGAGGCACGCTTCTGATCTGCGCGGGCGTAGATGCACGCCTTAGCTACCTCGCCACGCTCCCACATGGCCTTCAGGACGCCCTTGGCGCTGATCGCGCCGGTTCCGATCTCCTCGCCGACCTCGGCGCTGGACGCCGGGCCGCCTCGCAAGAAGTCCAAGATGATTTGCCTTAGATCGGCAGCGCAAAGCTGCTCCTCTGGCTGACCCATCTGAACGGGCTGCGGCGCAGTTCGCTCTAAGCGCACAGCCATCAGCGGCGTGCGGCCAGATGGGTTAAAGTCGTTGGCGATCAGGCTTGCGGAGAATACCTCGCCAATTTCCGCGCTGGCTGCCTGCACGACGCGCGGCGGGATAAATACGCTTGTGTTGTCTTCTGTCACGCCGAAGCCGGTGCCGGTCGGGATGATGTTCACGATGGTGAGTTGCTCTATTTGAACTGGGCTTTGCATTAGTTGCTCCATGGTCTTGCTTTCGGTCTAATTGTAAATCCTGTGACGACATCGGTGCGCACGCATCCAATCATCGTGTCGCCCCAGTCGTCATTAAATACGTCGTATAGATCTTGTGACGCGCGCAGCGCCTGTTCGCACATCTCCTCTGTAGTGAATGGGATTGGAAACGGCATGTCCTCGTTGCCGTTTATGTTGGCGATAAATACGAGCATGGTTAAGTAGGTCATTGCATGCTATCCACCATCTTGATGCGCTCACCGATCCAGCGCATGACAGGCACCGCCATGCTGTTGCCCATTGCCTTGTATCGAGGGCCATCGGCGGCCAGCTTGTTGCGATACGGGATCAGCGTGTAGTCGTCTGGGAAGCCTTGCAGGCGCTCACATTCGCGCGGGGTTAGGCGGCGCACGGACATTCCAGATTGCACGGCAGGCGGATTTCCACCTTGCCCGCCGAGTTTAACTGTCGGCGTTGTCCCGTCAGTCTGGCAATCAGGCACAGACATATTCGACGAAAATGCTACAGGAACAAGAGGCGTTCCCCTGCCTGTTCCGTCCTCCGAAGCGTCAAAGCCTGAACCTCGCAAAGTATGAGCGACTGCCTGCACTTCGGCGCGGGCTTCTAGCGTGTATGCAAGTTCTGACTGCACACCAACTCCATCAGGACCACTGTTTGGGTTTTCACGAAGCGCACCAGCTTGGATTGCGTGTGCTACATCGAACCCGACGCCGCGCAATGCCGCCGCAGGCAACAAATGACCTTGAGCGGCATTCTGCGAGCTGATTGACCGACCTGTGCGTGCGCACAAACTACCGACCGTCACAGGCAGGGTTTCGGTTTCTGGGTCGTAGCGTTGATCAACGCCGCGTGTAAGGCACTGGGCAACGTCTTGCCGCGCTTCTCGGCTCGGCGCAGGATGCCCTGACAGGCTTTCTCGCTCAAAAAGAACCGCTGCGGCACGTCGCCAGTCTCCAAGGTATCCGACAACGAACACACGCCGGCGGCGCTGGGCCACTCCGAAGTATTGAGCGTCCAGCACTCGGTAGGCGAACCCATACCCGATTTGCCCCAGCGCCCCGAGGAAGGTGCCAAAGTCCCGTCCTCTGTTGGATGACAATACGCCGGGGACGTTCTCCCAAACCAGCCATCTGGGCTGATAGCGCTCAGCAATGGCAAGATAGGTGAGCATGAGGTTGCCTCGTGGGTCATCAAGTCCCTTGCGAAGTCCTGCGACTGAGAATGATTGGCAGGGTGTTCCTCCGACAAGAAGGTTAATTGGGTCATCTGGCCATTCCTTGAATGTTGTCATGTCGCCATAGTTTGGCACGTCAGGGTAATGATGCGCCAGCACTGCAGACGGGAATTTGTCAATCTCGCTGAACCATTGAGGTTCCCAGCCAAGCGGGTGCCAAGCAACAGTCGCGGCCTCTACGCCGCTGCATACGCTGCCATATTTCATGGCAGCACCAGCGGCGTATATACCAGCAGTATATACATGGTGGCGAACAGGCTGATAACGCCGATCAGGTCGCAGATGAAATCACGCATCGGGCTGGGCCTCCAGCTCTGCAATCTTTTTCTTGTAGCGCATGATGTGGTGGCCGTTAATCGCCAGATCTTCTGAGATCCAAGACGGGCGAACACCTGTCCCGTAGCGCGCGATCAGGTCATCGTTGGTGCGCTCGTATTGGCGTATCATGTTTTGATACAGGGTGATCGTTTCTTCTTTGGTCATTTGCTCTCTCCTAAAATGGGCAGTCTTCGCCTCTCTCCCACCAACGATCTGGTGGTGTGGACGCTGGGCTGGACCGATGTTCTACCGTTGTGGGGGAGGAATTTGGCGGTAGAACGCCCAGCGCCCGCAGCACTAGATCGAGGTGCGGTGGTATGGGGGCCGAAGCCCCCGCGCTATCAGCAGACATAGCCATTGGCGCTGATCTTGTATTCGATGCCTGTCTCGGTGTCCTCAACCAAGATCCAGTTTTCACCCTGATCGACAAACTCAAAGCGGCCAGACATGGTGACGTCGTTCTTCATGTTCTCAACGACGCTGACGATTGAGCCGCCCTTCCAGCGGCAGCGCAGAAAGTTGTTGGCGCAATCAATGATCGCCTCATCCAGTTGCTCTGGCGTCTCGTATGCGTTGGCTTGGTGTGTTGCGTAGATCATCTGTGTATCTCCTCTGTGTATGGTGGGGGCCGAAGCCCCCCTGTTGGTTATGCTGCGCGCGCACGCTTGAACATCTCATCGGTAATTGCGCGCATCACGATCTTGTGGGCGGCGTCGCAGCGTGCGTTTACGCCCTTGAGTTCTAGCATCTGGTAAGCAGCCAATCCGTTCATCAGATCGCTTTCCTTGGCTTCATGGCCGCGCTCGGCCAGAGCAACCGCAAAGTTGTGGCCAAGTTCTTTGATTTCAGCGAAAGCGTTTTCCTCGCTAATCATTTCCATGCCGCCATCTGCGTTTTTGTATGTGGTGAATTTCATCTGTGTATCTCCTCTTGATTACACCCCATTGTTAACACGCAGTTAACACTCCTGCAATAGCAAAGTGAACGGGTCAGCAAAAAAAATCCCCACGCCGAAGCGCGGGGAGTTGGGAGGTCGAAGCAAAGCGGGCGCGGTCAGGGAGGTGCGAAAGGCGCCCGCAGATCCACGATATAGGCCGCGTCGTTGATCTTCAACCAATATC